GTTTCAAGTGGCTTTTGCGTGGAGACGCTAAGCCGCGGAGATTTGCTGAGTTTTCGCCTCAACCAGGTCAAGTTTTTGTCAGTGGAGACTATGAATCTGCCACTGATAATCTTAATGGTTGGGTCCAACGTGAGTTGTTGGACTTGATCCTTAACCAGGCGACTCAGATCCCGAGAGGGATTGCAGACCTTGGTAGACAATTGCTCCGGACTCCCATGCAGTGGGAGGATGATGGCCCGGTTGTTTATCAGGAGCGTGGACAATTGATGGGAAACTTGATTAGCTTCCCCCTCCTCTGCCTCGTTAATTATCTGGCTTTCAGGTATTTTTCGGGGTCGAGTGGACCCGTTCGCATCAACGGGGACGATATCGTTTTTCGTAGTACCCCTGCGGAATACGAGCGTTGGAGGGATGGAGTTAATCGATCCGGTCTAGTCCTTTCACCCGGGAAGACGATGGTTGATCGTCGTTACTTTTCATTGAATAGCACTCTCTTCAAGGCTTTTGATCGAAGGGTTGATATAGTACCTTGTATCCGTTCTTCCGCTTTCGGTTTTCGAGCCGATTGCGGTGGAGTGGAAACTCTGCGAGGGAGGTACAACTCGTTTTGCCCTGGCTTCTTTGGGTCCAGGCGATCACTGCTTCGGATTGAGTTCTTGAAATGGAATGCTAAGTACATCCTGTCTTCTGACAGGTCTGTTTCCCGTGGACTAGGTCTTCCTGTCTACCGTCATGAGCTTATTCATAGCCACCTCTGGGATCGAGAGGCGCACTACCTCTCTATGGAAACCGAAAGGCCTCTTCCTGTTTCGAAAGGGCATTTGGAACAGGATAAGGTCCCAGAGGGTTGGGAGCTACTTGAGGTAGACAAGTTGACAAAGAAGATGCGTGAGAACCTCCGATTGATCGGGCCTGAGTTTATAGCTTGTGCCTGGTCAGACCCCAAAAGGGTTGGGGGGTTGGACAAATTCGATTACAAAGCCGAGGTTGTTCGGACGGGTTCTGGTCCGTTCCTTGGCCATTGCAGGAGGCCGCTAAGGTGCTTGGCTGCCTTGCTGGGGTTGTCTCCGGCCAATGCTCGGCGTTACCTTACTCCAAAGGTAAGGCGTCCGGTGGAGTATTGGTGGAGGCGTAATCGGATTCGAGTGTGGCAACCAGTCAGTCCGATTCGTTCGGTTACTGATTCGCGCCCGGAGGTCGAGGTGCATGAGGGAGGGTTGGGGTGTCCTGTCTGTTACGAAGCCTCGGCAACTCGTGTGACTACT